CAGGTGTCAGCATCATGGATCGCATGTCGGAACCGACCGCCATCTCATCCAGCCGTTGCGCAGCCGATGCCACAGCCGCGAAGTCTGCGGGCGTGGTGCCGGGAGTGCCAACCGAATTCCACACCTTGGAATACAGGCCGTAAAGGCTGCTGTCCACGGTGTTTGCGAGGGTGATCATCGCCGGTTTGATATACCGCTCCGAGTATTCCTCGACCGACAGGGTAAGATCCTGCGTTGCGAATTCCCACGACACGTGCTTGCGCTGGTCAATCGTGATCGAGGTGGATTTTTCTTCCACATCTTGATTGACGCGGGACGCGCCGTCTGCCGTGTAGAATTTCACCGGCTTGCGGATCGACACTGTGTCGCCCACCCCGCCGGTGAATTCCTTGCGGTATTCACGGTGAACCTGGCTTGCCATCACCAGGTTGTTCTCCAGTTGCATGAGCGCCTCCTTGGCGATCAGGCTTGGAGTAATGAGTGCGTTAGCCATCTCTTAGGCTCCTTGGTTTACCCCTGTGAGGCGCGCCATTTCTTGTATTCGGCCATGCTCATTTTCGCCGGATCTTTGGTGGCCGAAGCCGTTCCTTTGACCGGGGAAATAGGTTCAGGGGCGGTTGAGGTTGTTCGGGGCTTGGGCGCGCTGATCTGTGCCTCGATGCGTCCTATGGCGCGCGCGGCCTCGATAGGTGACATGGCGGAAATTTCCGCCGCAAGAGCCTTATTGCTGGCAATGTGATACGCCACATCCGCGCCAACGTCAGACTGCATCACGATTTCCACCACCGCATCGGTGATCGGAACATCGGGCGCGGTTACTACCGCGTCGTAGTCTGTATATCTGGTGCGGGCATTGGCGACTTGCGCCGCAAAATTCTCTTGCACAATCCGTTTTTCGGTCTGGTCGATCAGCTGTAGCTTTCGCTTGGCTTCCTCGACCTCGGACCCCACGGCCTCAGCCTGACGGCTGCGATCCTCTTGCGAATAGCGCCAGACAGCTTTCGCCGCGACGTAATCGCTATAATCATCGAAGTCTTTCTCTTGCGGCGGGGCCGATGATTCCCCAGCCTTGGTGATGCGTTCCTGACGGGCTTTCGCCGCATCCAGTTCGCGCCGCGCCTGCGCTGCATCCTCGCGCAACCGCTTCTTGTATTCGCGATCCTTCTTGCGCTTTTCGCGGTCAGAAAGCGGCTTTTCGCTATCATCTTCCGCGCTGTCGCCTTCTTCCTGCCCTTCCAGACTGTCGGCTTCCTGCGCATCTACCTTTTCAGGCTCCTCGCGCACGACTTCCGACCCGTCGCCAGCCTCCTCGGCTGCGCTGGTTTCGTCGCTCATTTTTTCCCTTTCAGGTGGTTAAAGGCCGTTGACGCTCGGCCCGGCGATGCCCCTTTCGGGGATTGCTGAGATAACTTCCATCAGATACTTGACCTTGCGCACAGAGGCATCAAATCGCACCTCGACCAAGTTGATTAGAAGGCAACTGACCCTGCAACACCTGCGCAACCGCCTGTTGAATCACGCTGTTTAGCATTCCAGACTTGATTGCCAGTTCCAGTTGCAGGGAAGCCGATTCCAATTCCGTCTTGCGGGCGTCCGCTTCATCCTGCGCCGCGCTCGCCATGTCGCCGCGAATTTCCGCTTGCGCCTTGGCTTGCGCCATCTGTTGAAGTTGCGCCGCTTGCTGTTGCTCGATCTGCGCCGCCTGATCGCGCGCTTCGATTTCCTCGGGCGTCATGTTCTCTTCGGACAGCATTCCCGTTGGCAGGGTTTTACGCAGACGCTCGGCAAACTTGTCGGCATCCGGCCAATCCTGCGCCAAGGCGATCAGATCTGACGTGACAGCCGCCGCTTGCGGGACAGCGCGGATGAATTGCATCATGCCATCGGCTGCCGCTTCGCGTTTCGTCTCGTAACTCGGGCCGACGCTGATCTTCACGTCATAGCGGCCTTTGGTCAGATCATTGACGCTCACGACCCCATTCTGCGATTGCAGGACCGTGTTGATTGCAACCATTTTCTCTTGATCGCTTTCGTTCAGGATTTGAACAACGCGCTGCGTGTCGTAAACCTTCGGAATCATGTCCACCAGCACCTTGCCGGTCTGCAAGATCGCCTTGACCATGTTATCGGCATAAACACTCGTGCCGTTCTGCGCCTCCATCTGGCGGCGCTGAATGGCAATCCCGCTTGTTTCGTTGCTCTGATTACCCAAAGAGGCGTCGAAAATGCCGGTTGTGGCCTTCATATCCTCCGCGGCAATGGCGATCTCTTGCAAGAGACCAGACGATGCCACCGGAGGCGATGCACGTTGCGGTGCGCCTGCCTTTTCGTCCGGGTTATAGGGGAGATAAGGCCGGTTCTTGCTGTTGGCCTCATTCCAGAATGTTTCCAGCCCTGCAACCTGCTTTGTCGTGACCAGATACGGGGCCTTCGGTTGCAGTGAAATCAGTTCAGCATGGGCCGACCGCCCGTAATTGTAAAGCTGCTGCGCATCACGGGCGAACCTGATCACGCTGCTGCGATAGGTCTCCTCCCCGAGGTGCCATTCCTCGCCGGTGACAGTAAAGACCGGGATCCAGCGCGCCGGGATATCAAGCGGACCTTCCAGAACTTCAGCGCCGGTGATCTTGGCCCACTTGACCTGCGGCACATCGACCTTGCGTGTGCGCACTACATTCATGGGGGCAACCGGATCGCGCACAATCTGCCCGTCCGGCAACTGCCCAATCGTGTGCGTTTTCTTCTCGATCCAGAAATATTCCGCAACGGATACAGTATCACCCGTGAACCATGTGCGCGAATATTCGCTGTTGTTCGGCTTGTGTTCGGTCGAAAAATCCTCTGTGCGCGCGTTCGGGAACTGCGCCTGAAACGCCTTGAGCGGGATATCCTCGACGATAAAGCGCCATTGCGCGTCCATGCGCGTCGGATGCTTTGCGTAAGGATCGGTGAACACAGAAAACGGGTTGTAGACCCGCTCTATCACGATCTCCTGGTCGAATGTGTCGCCTTCGGCAAATTGCGTCCTGACCCGCCAATGACCAATCCCGCAAGCCGCAGCACTTTCCGCCGCCTGTTCATAGATGCTAGCCGCGTCCGCTTCATTCTCGATGTGACGGATCAACCCGCCGATGACCTCGGCCACGTCCTTGTCAGCTTCATCGTCGGACGCGACGACTTGAATGCCGGGATTGAGATTGCGGATTTGGCCCGCTACCTGACGGACAAATGACGGCAGGCGGTTCAGCGTCAAACACGGCTTGCCCTGCGATGTGCGTTCAGTCTCGACGCTCTCGGGCCATTGGTTGCCAATGAGCATCTGCAAATCGCCCTCGGCTCGCTCGCAGTTGTCATAATCAGCCGTGACGGCCTCATTCATGCGCTCATGCGCAAGCCGGAGAAGTTCGTCTTTATCCATTACGCCCCCAGCCATCCACCTGATGCGCCGATCTTGAACCGGCTCACGTCCACAACCGGATTGACCATGTCAGGAAATAGTCCCGTCATGAGCCAGACCAACGCGTCAAGTCTGTCAGGACTGCCGGTGCCTTCAAAGCCGTGAACCGTCATTTGCGTCATTTGGTTTTCCAATTCTGCAAATGATCCGACATGCCGGATGCGGCCCTGCTCATACAAAGCCGCGATAGGCTCGGCCCTGACGTGCTTCCCACGCGTGGCCCGAACCTCGATCACGTTTACATTCGGCCTCACGCTGCGCAGCGTTTGCGCCACCATATCGCCGCCCTGATTGACCTCGACCACAATACCATCCGCGCCGTATTTGTCGGCAAGAGATACCGCCCGCCGCGCCCAATCCAGAGGCGAGCCGCGCAAGCTGCCATCATGCAGCACAATGCCTTCCTGTCCGCGCAGGCCCCCAACTATAATGCCGTGCTCGTCGCTGTCCTCTGTCGCCGTGACAGCCGGATCAACCGACACAAGGATGCGGCCCATATCCTCGGGCGCATCGCGCAAGCGGTATGTGTCAAGCTGCGACATTGACCAAAGAGCGCCGGGCAGATCGCCCAGGATTTCCGCCTCAAGTTCTTGCCGCCCAAGCCGTGTGCCTTCATAACGGCGCTTGATCTTTTCCAAAAATGGCGCGGCGAGGTTCGAGGCGTTGTCTATCGTGCGGCCCCGCGTGACGACCGCCTTGCCTTCCTGTCCCGCGACAATAGCCTTGACCAGTTCAATCGGGCGCGGCGTTGTCGTGATGATCTGGCGAGGCTTGACGCCCAGGCGCATACCGAATTGCAGCTGATCCCATGTTTCGCGGGCGTAGCGCCACTTAGCTAATTCATCGCTCCACGCTGTGTCGAACTGAGGCCCCCGCAACTGGTCAGGCTGCGTGGCGTTATAGCCAAGCGCAATCGCGCCAGTCGAGAATTCGATCTGCACCGGCTTCTTGCGGTAAGTGGGCTGCTGGTCTGCCGGGAAAACGGACAGAAGCCCGCTTTCGCCCTCGATCATGACCTCTTCAAGGTCTTTCTGCGTCTCCGCTATGAGCGCGATCCGCTTTGCCCCGCTGTTGACCTGCTCGCGCACCCATTCAGCGCCGGTGCGGGTTTTGCCCCACCCCCGGCCAGCCAGGACTAGCCATATGTCCCAATCGCCATCCGGCGCGATCTGATCCGGGCGCGCGTGAAAGCCGCGCCAATCGTGAAGTATGGCCTCGGCCTGCGCATGGGTAAGACCCGCCAATACCTGCTCGCGCTCATCCTTGCTCAGGCCCGCCAGCCTTTCGGCCAGCGATTGCGTCAAGTCGGGTGCGGAGAATGTCAACTGCTGAAACGTCCTCTATCTGCACCGGGCCTTCATCTTTGCCCGTAACCTCTGTGTGCTGCTTTTCGCGCCACTCATCCGGCCTGCGGTTCTTCAACCAGAAAATCGCAGCCGTCGTGTCCGGCGCAATCTTGGCGATAAACGGCGCATATACTGGCGCTTCCGCACCGGCAGGCATGAATATCTTAACTTCCTCTTGCTCATATCCCACCGCACGGTGATATAATGAACGCTCAACACGATCATCCGCCTGATCTTTCCCTGCCTTTAAGGCATGACAAAACTCAGCGTGATTGTTTTTCCACCTATAGACAGTCCTAACGCTTACTTCAAAAAAATCAGCTATTTCTGCATCGGTAGCGCCAAGCCGCGCCAACTTTTCGGCGTCCTTTGCAAATCCATCCTTATACGAAATCGGTCGCGCCATGCTTCACCATCAATCCATCTAGCCATCTTCGCATGGTATCAGCTATCGTTGATCACTGCGACGTCAAAGCCCGCTTCCATTGGGCCA